GTTTGGAAATCAAACTTGGGGTTGTATCCACCTATCTCCATCATCGCTCCTTGTAGTAGGGATTGTCTTTGTTGTGTACCAATGTGGCGTACCCTGCCATCAGGTAGGGCTGCCAGTTGGTTCTGATGTGGGCGAACCAGGCTTGCCTGTCTTGTTCGGTCATATCTTTCCACATTGCAAAGGTGGTGCCGACTTCCGGTTGACTACCTATCGCCACTAGGTCTGCCCAACTTGTTTCGCAACTCGTAGTTCTCGGTGATGGCGTGTTGAAGATTGTTGCCAAGCTCCATCAATCGACGTTCTGCTATCTCTAAATCTGATTTCAACCTGTTGATTTTTCCTTGGTAGCCACAGATACAGCGCAGTGGCAACATTGGTACATCTTTCATTTGATTTTTTCTCCTATCAAAACGCCACATAAAAATACGGCACTCAACATAATAATTTGAACAATGAAATCACCCACGGCGTTGCATCCCCACAAACTTGGTTAGCAAACGACACACATCACACGTTCTGAAATAATCGTGGTCGTGTTTCTGGGCATAAACAGAAAGCTCTTTCGCCATCTCCTGCCACCTGTCACGCTCATCCATCAAATCAAGATAACGCCGGAACTGCTCATCAGATTTCCGTTTCAACCGATTCAACTCCTCAGTTGTCCGTTCCAAACTAATCTGCAAATCGTTAGACCTGTAATCGTCGCTCATTATGCTGCCCTTTCTTCATCGAAACATCCCTGGTAAAACGCATTACCAAAAATTTCTACGGGGTGATACCCGAATTTGATACACCAAAAGTCAGCCCAGTAAATGTCAATACCTTTTTCAAGCCACCCTTGCCATTTGCTTTGGTGAACCTCATACAGTTGGTTGGTAGCGATGAGCTTGTCAATCAAAGGTTGAGGGTCTAGCCGTATCTTTTTAGAGTCTGATAGAGGTCGATACTTCGCCCTCATATCTCGTGCCGCGTTACGACATACATCGCATCGGCATTTCATTTTACGGTACATATCGATGCCGTGTTCAGTTGGTATTATTCTCGGTGCCATTTAGTTCCCCTTGGATTTTTAGATATTGGTCAATGATATTTCGTTCACGTTTTGACGGAGGACCAACCCTGTCAGAATGGGTGCAGTAGATACGGTTCATCAAACATTCAAACAATGTTTTAGATAGTTCTTTCATATGAGCCATTGTCGGCCATAAACATTCGTCACAGAAACAAGATGATGGGTGTTCCATTAGTAACCTGCCTGCTTCAATAGTTTCGCCATATCTTCAAACCTCATAACGGCGTACTGCTCGCTACCTGTGCCGTGGCCTTGGCGTTTCACAACAAGAACCCCATAGTCGGCATTGGCGTTGACGCGTTCTGTTTCTGTTTCTTGTAGCCAAGCTGACAGTTCAAACCGTTTAGCGGCTTTACATTCAAACACTAACGGTCCACATCCTGTTACGTCACCTTTGTCAAGGTTGCCGTGTAACGCTCGCCTCTCGGCGTATGGGAATCCTACGGTTTGTAGGTATCGAACAATGAGGGTTTCAAATGATGTTCCTCGTTGTTTACCAGGCGACATTGTTGGCGGCCTTTCTGATTAGTTCGCGCACGACAGCAGACCGTGAAAGATTTTTGTCCTCTGCCAGTTTCGTGAGTTCTTCTAGTTGTGTTGGTGACAACCGGACACCCAAGAAGAATGTTCCTGGTGTGTTACTGGTTGTGTCTATGGTTCTTTTCGCAGGCATCAGTCCTCCTCTGGCTTTGATGCAATAGCTTCTTTAAAAGCGACGCGCAGTGCGGCAAGGTCGGATTGTTTGCCGAACCCGAACTTTACTTTGGCTACTTTGTAGACAGTCACAGGTGAGATGCCTTCTTTGTTGCAAGCTTTGTTGAACGCTTCTACTTGGTCTGCTGTGAGTGGACCGTCAGCGTCATCTTCTTCTGTTGGCTCTGGCTTGGGTGCTGGTGCGCTGGCTGGTTTTGGTTTCGCCATTTGACCTGTTTGTTTCTGTGGTGCTGGTTTGCCACCAAGGTCTTCCCATTCCTGCTTAGTCCACAGCGACAAGGCGATACCGAAACGCATCGAGGCGTTACGAAGGAAGTCACCAACAAGTTCTTTGTCGAGTTCCATCTTGTCTGCTTTGACTGAGCCGACACCGAGCATTTCTTTGCCGTGGATAGTAAGCCATCCCCACATTGTTGCGATGCCGTTCTCGACGTGGATAGCAGGGCGGCCATTGTTCCAGCCGCAAGGTTCCCACGACCAGTAAGGGTCCACTTCAATGAGGATACGAGTGATGTCTGCGTGTCCTACGAAGTCAAGTTGGATTCCACCTTTGGGCAGTTTGCCAACAATCTTTGGGTCCGGTACAGCAAAGTCTGTCATCACTTTGCGTAATTCTTTTTCTTTATTTTGTGTTTCCACTGGTATTACCTTTCTCGGTGTGTTGTATTTAAGATTTTGGATGCTTGTTATTTTGTTGATGTCTGATGTGTATTCCATTGTCATTCTCCTTTTAGACGCAATGTTCTGCTTGATGAAGCCTTAACGTACTGTGCGTATGTGTCAGGGTTTTCTGCTTGGAAGCGTTTGGAATCAAACCAGTCACGCTTGTATCCCTTCCAGGTAGCTACGACAGCACCATTGATGGTGGCTGTTTCGTTAGGCCCGATGAGGTCGCACAGTTCTGCTTTCAACTGGTCTTCTAACGCTTTGTATGATGCCAGTTCTGATTTGACGTGCTTCAATCGAACAATCAAATCGGCTGCTGTTTCAGGTATTTCAATCGCTGACGATTCTGTCTGTTGGTAGCGAGTTGTGATTGTTTCGTAACTGTAAACAACTCCTTCTGGGTCCATACCTAGTTCAATGGCGTTCAACCATTTCGCTGATGCCTCAATATGTTCAGCCATTTCATCATCAGTCAGGCTTTGTTCGATGAGTGTGAGGCGTAGTGTGTTGTCAAACACGGCCCACGTGACTCGTTCTGCACCGGAACAGATAGCTTGTTGTAATCCTTGGACACGCCAATAGTCAGGGAGTGTGCCTGAGAATTCACGGCTTGTTGTTTTCACTTCAAGAACGTGTTTGGTTTCTTCATTCCAACCGTCAAGTGTTGAGATGAGATGGCAACCATTGTCGTCGTCATAGCAAAACAGTTCGTCTGGTGTTTCAAACTTCACACCGAGTCTGTCGCCTGCCCATTGGATGATGGTGTCTTCAAGACGGTTGCCTGTTTCCATTGCAGCGTTCGGCTGGATAGGAGTTGGTGCTACACCAGACAGTAGTTCTGCGGCGTACTGGTCTTGTTTTACAAACGGATGGACTCCGTAGATTGCTCCTGCTGCTGAGGCCGAGATTCGACGGTTGCCTTTCTCATCCATATATCTTTGGTTGAGCCAAGCTTGTGAGCCGTGTGGTTCTTTTGGTATTCGGTAACGCTGGTATCCCATTGCGTTTCCCCTTTCTTGTTGTTTAACTATTGGTCAGAGTACACGCAAGGTGTGTCGTTGTCAACTGTTTAGCAAGATTATTTTACGCATCATTCCGACAGGTATATAAAACAGGTTTATGCCGTCACCTTCGTGGAAGGTTTGGAGCAGAGTGATGTGGTCTTTCTTCGCTCCGGCATCGCCTGTGGGTACTAGGAACCCTACTGATTGGACAAGTGTTTCGCCGTCATCATCTACGTCGTCAAGGGTTAGCCAACCTGGGTCACCCCCACAAGCGTCAGCCCAGTAGACAAGAGCTACTGGGTATGGGGGTGGTTCAAGTTCAGTTGTCTGTTCGTTCGTCAAGGGGTTCTCCTTCTACGCGACAATCGTGGCACCATTTGCCTTGGCTGATAGGCCATACTTCCCCACAGTTAGGACAGGTATACAGGTTTTTGATTGCGACCATAGCCTGATATTACTAGGCGGCTGTGGCTGTGTTGTGCTGTTCTAATAGGGCATCTATCTTGCCTACAAGGTTTAACAGTTGTTCTTCTTCGATGCCTCGAACTACTACTTTTGAAAGGAAATTACGGATGAGAAGCAGGTCTGTGAGTGTCATAGGACTTGTCACATTATCATCGTGGAAGTGTTATATGTTCCTCTACAAGAGTTAAACGTGATTCAATTCTGTTGACCGAATCACGTAGGGATGAACCACCGTTGGGAAGCATTTGTTGTTCTACGAATGTCATTGTTTTTTCTAGGCGTTGCGCCCATTTGAACACCGGAAGTATGAGACTTCGGTAGATGATTCCGAGCGCACCGATGGTTGCGCCAACCGTGATAATCCATTGGGCAACAGTCATTGACTTTTCCTGTTACTAATCTTGACAGCTTCAATCCACATAGACAACAAGATTGCTATACAACTAGCACCGATAAAACCGAACAAGGCAAGAGCAAACATCACTGCACGTTTCATTCAGGCTTAGGTAAGGCTCGCCAGGCAGCTTCGAACTTGGCGGCATCCTTGGCCATAGCAGGAGAAATTTCTATGTGCAACCAATTAGGTGACCCTTGATACGAACCAGCATTATCATCCTTAGTGAAAATTTTGACCCCTGATTTCCCTGGACCACGACTACACCTGTATCCGGCACCATAGTCACCAAAGGCGTACCAATGGATTTCTTCAATTTCTAGTTCCTCAGAATACTTCAGCAACCAATCCCACATTTCACGAGCAACTTTTTCGTCAGAATATTGGCAGTCTAAGGCCGCCCCAGTCGCGTGAACCGATAGGTACTTTTCCATACCAGGGTCACCAATTTTCTTACCAGCAGTCTTATCATTTTTCATCAATCTCAGGGAGTAGATGCCAATGTTCTTGGTTTTCCATCTGCGCTTACACAAATCAGCAAGCTTTTCAGTACCAGGCTGTGCCTTCTTGCCATCAAAACTTGGGTAGTAACTGTATTTTCTTGGCATATTTTTTCCTGTTGATGACACCAATAGTCAAAGCAGATGGTAGAGTGCTGTTGCCTTTAGCAAGGTCGTTACCCCTTTCTCCCTTGCTAGAGGCACTGTCATATCTACTCGTCTACTCCAACTCCTAATGCGATAGCGATAATGTTGATAAGCAAAGCAGCAACGCTGATAAACATTGCTTTACTGAGGGCATCACCAGACAGCGTGATAAGGACTAGCCCTGTTCCGGCAGCCCATAAAAGCAATGACGTGATAGCACCAAAGTATTTTTGCATAGGGGTTACTTTATCATTTCCGTCTGGAGGCTACGGCTGCTACGGCTGTCATTCCTGCTATGGCAATCAAGGCTCGGCGTTGGGATACAGGGATGGTTGACCCGACAGGGATGTAGGTATCTACGGCTCCACCGAAGATGTTGATTTCTTCTTCGAAGGCTTCTCTGACTTCTTGGGGTGCTTCTTGTACTGCTTCTACCAGTGCTTCAATCTGGGCATCAGATAGGTCATCTACGTTCAATGCTTCGAACACTTGGGTTGCTTCTTCTGGGGTGATGGTGGCCAACACTTCAGGGCTGGTTGCCAACTCAACAGCCTGCTCCTCAGTAATGACAGGGGGTATCTCTACAGGAATTGTTGTGGTTGTTGTAGGGTTTTCTGTTGTTGTAGTAACCGGAATAGTAGTGGAGGTAGACGATGTGGTGGTTGAAGTTGAAGTTGACGTGGTGGGTTGAACGACAGTTGTGGTGGTGGCAGTTGAAGTCATGGTGGTCGGCGCAACAGTTGTGGAAGTTGTGCTTGTGGTTGTCGGGGCTATCGTTGTTGTGGTTGTTGTCGTTGTGGTGGATGTTGTCGTAGATGTGGATGTGGTGGTTGTTGTTGACGTTGTTGACGTGGATGTTGTGGTTGTCGATTCTTCTGTGGTAGTTGTCTGCATAGAGCCGACACCGTTGAAACCCAGTTCGTACTGTAAATTCCAGCCTCCAGCTGTGCGCCACGCGTTAGGGTCGCCACAGCAGATACCAGCCCTTAGTCGATAACGACCAGCCGGAACAGATATAGAGATGTAGGACTGTAGGCCATACGAGTCATCATTCGCTGCGAGTTGTACGCCTTGTTCGTTGTATAGCCACAGCATCGGGTCAGATGGGTAGCCTTCAACCATATAGGTTTGCGCTACGAATTGTGTTGGTTCTGAATAGTCAAACCAAATGTCTGTTGGTTCTGTGATGATTGGGTTCTGCGCTTGAACAGAACCCGACCATAGAAACAACGATATGAACGCCGTGACAACGGCGTATCTACTAGCCCTTCTTACCGAAGGCGGCTGCAACTTCTTCTTTCGTAAGAGTGCCATCTTCTGACCAGGCACGAAGCAACGCTTCGGTTACTTTTCCTGCGGCCATAAAGCCTGCGATGGCTGCTGATTTCCAAAGTTCTACGCCGAAGATTGCGCCACCTGCTACGGCTGCTAATGCTGATGAGCCGAAGACTGCGATGATTCTTCCGATGAGGGTTTGAATTTTTATCATTAGTTTTCCTTAGTCGTGTTTGATGATGTAGTTTACTACAAGGTGTGGCTGGTAGTAGTCGGTTCCTGAGCCAACTGTGCCTGTGGTACCTGAAACACTGTGGGTGTGGGCGATGTCGTGAGCAGCAATGCTGATTCCTGTAACAGCCGAGTTGACCACATTGGCTTCATCACCAGCATTTGCGCCGTAGCCAGGTTCAGGTGAACCCATTGCCGACCCACCAGTTCCAACGTCAAAAGTGTCAATAGTGTGGCTATGCCCAGGGTCAGTAATGCTATGGCTCGGTGAAGCATTAGCCGACATAGCCCCAGTAGTAGCACTAAACGTATGGCTATGGGAAGGAAGATTACCTTCAGCAATAGTGAGCGAACCACCAGTACCAAGCAAAGTCAACGTGGCATTGTCACCAATAGGGAAACGACCACGCATATCAGGAGTAGTAGCACCAACCAAAGCAGCCAAAGATGTATAGCCAGTAGTGCTAGTGCCGTTACAAAGCAACCAACCAGTCGGGGCAGTAACGCCAGCATAGGCAGCGATAGTTCCTACAGGAACAAGAGCGTTAGCTACAGCCGAAGCCAACTTAGCAAGGGTCACATTAGCGTCAGCAATTTCAGATGTTCCTACAGCACCAGCCAAAATCTTGGCTGCCGTAACAGCATCATCAGCAATACCGGCAGTAGCAACCTGACCCCATTTGAAACCATTAGTCGAAGAAGAATCAGCCTGCAAAACGTGAGTGTTCGTACCAACACCCAAACGGTTCACAGATGAACCATCAGTAGCAATCAAATCACCCTTAGTGGTCATAGCCGAAGCAATCAAGTTAGCCTCATCAGCCTCATCAGCTGTGAACACAGGGTAAATAGCGGCACCAGCAGAATGAACAGCAACAGCCGTATCATCCTGCGCTCTAACCACAGTCAAAGTCAACGTAGAAATAGCCGTTACTTTTACCTTCTCCTCACGAGAAGTACCAGGGTCAACCACAGCGTAATAAGGGAAAGTGGTAGACCAGCCAGTAACCGTGTCAACAGTAAAGGTTGTGTCACCTGATGATGCAGTAGGGCTATTAGTCAACACAGCATTAGCTGCTGCGCCTTTATATCCTTTTCGTACTGGTAAAGCCATTAGATACTCCTAGTTTTCCGTAGAACGCATTGTAACAGTAGCCGTACCATCCCAAGACCAGGTGTTCCCTGTACTGTCAACAGGAACCCACTCAACATCCTCAACAATGACCGAATAAGAACGGGTACCTAACTGCAAGGTAACAATTTTGGGGCTATGAATGAGACTGTTCAGCGTGTCAAGTTCCTGTTCAGGGTCCATATAGATGTCTCTGTCGCGTGGGCGAATCTTTTGGTGGAGCAAACAGGGGATGGAGAATACTTCTGACCGGAATGGTGCGGCGTAGGCTCTGGCCATCCACCGTGTCACAACAGGACTTACGTTGTCGGTAGGGGTTAGAACCAGTTTGAACCCTGCCTCAATAGTTTTGACATCTGAACCGTTGTATGTGTATTCAATGTCGTTTGTTGAATTGAATGTGCCGAGGGAGGCATAAGCAGATTGGTCGTTTTGTAGGAACGCTTCAACTGTTCCCTTTAGAGGTTCAGTACGGACATCCATTTTTGCTACGAACTTACGGTCAGGAATACCCCAACGGTAGATACCGAACTCAATGTTTCCTGTGCTGACAAGAGCATCAACATCTTCAGCGATAACACCAACACCAGAAATAGCGAACAGT